TCGTTTTTATTCATCAGAAAATCGTGCGCCTCCTTGATTTCCTGGTATTCCGCGGTGGCGTTCGGCGATTTGTTTTTGTCGGGGTGGAACTTGAGCGCCATCATTTTGTATTGTTTTCGCACTGCATCCGGAGTGAATTCAGTGATTCCAAGTATTTTACAGGCCCTTTGGTAATTCATCGTATCCAAATGTTTTGATTATTATGTAATGCATGATACTTTCTAAATGGTAAATTGGTCTGTAATTATTATTAAAATATTTGAGAAAATTGTAGGTTCGTATCAACACGTCGCTGACGTTTTGCCCCTTTAACAAATCGTTCTCTACGAAATACGAAAATATATACCAAACACATTCCACCGTATCCAAATTGTAAATCAAAATGTCGTAGAGAGAGTCGCGAAACGTGGTGTGAACCAGCTTCTCGGGCGCCAGCATTTGCGCAATGACCGCGTCGCAGATGATATTGAAAATGTCGTCGTGGATTTTCTCTACGTTTTCCGCTTTGCCAAAGTAGTTGAGTTCTTTGATATTGAGAACTGTATTCATTTCGGTGGTCTCGATGAGTTTGCACGTCTTGTCTTCGTTGTCGGGTTTGACACGGCAATTCGAGATTTTGTGGACGAATTCGTCCTCCGTCGTGTTGGTTTCCTTGGTGTATTTGCGCATTTTCGGCTGTTGTCTGACCATCTCTACATACAATTGTTTCTCGGGGCGTTTCACACTAATGACTTCGCACGCGTCCAAAATGTTGTTGGGGAGAAAACTGATGTGTTCCGAAACCAGGACGAATCTGAGCTGGATCACAGAGAACTTGGTGTTGTATTCCTGGATATAACTGTAAAATATCTCTAAGAGTTCGGAATGGATTAAGTGGAAATTCTTGCAAACCACGATGCCGATTTTGTCGGGTTTCACGGAAACAATGTCCACGATTTGTTGAACAATGTCGTGCCAAATCAGTTTGGAATTGCATCCGAGGAGAGACATGTCGATTTCGTAGTGGATGTCGCTGATATGATACTGGTAAGTGTATTTCTCTGTTTGGATGCAGATTTTCTTGTCGTGACCGAGTCCGCTGGGGCTGTATTTCTGGATGGCGTAAAGCATTTGGCTTGTCTTGCCGACGCCGGGTGGGCCGTAGAAAATGAGATTGGTTAAGGCGTGGACGTTTGCTGGGAACTTTGCAAAATAAGGGGCAAGTTCCGGATGCAGATTGAAGTTTTTCACGGCCTTCAAATAATCCTCGTAATGGGTTTCGTAGTATTTCATTTGTGTAAATATTACGAAAATGTCTCTATGCTTTTTTACACCTTGCATAAATGCTTATGTAATCAAAATATATAAAGAATTTTATTTATGTTTTTAAATAAATGGATATTGCTGTAAAAAACTTTAGAGGTCATTATTTTTTATGCGAAGATATTGTAAAAAAATATAACAAATATATCCAAAATGGCGTTATACTTGATATTGGAAGCAATGTCGGTTTTTTTTCCGAAGCAATTATAAAAAATACAAATTATAAATCTCTTCATTTATTTGAACCATCTGCGGATTATTATGAATACAGTAAAACATTATTGAAAGATTCAAAAAATATATATTTCAATAATTATGGATTAAGTAGTACAGATGATACAAAAACTTTATATAAATCCCCGAATAGTAATATTGGCTGGAACACTTTCTTAGAAAAGGATCCCAATCAACCCGATTATTTTATTAATTATATGATAAAAGAAACGTGCAGTTTAAAAAAATTAGATGATTATAAAATAGACATTGTAGATTTTATAAAAATTGACGTTGAAGGATTTGAACATAAAGTATTAGAAGGAGGAATGAATTTAATTTCAAAATGTAAACCATACATATTAATAGAAGTTGGCTGGGGGACCAAACATCCAAATTGGGAAGAATGTGAAAAACAATATAATAAATTATTTGATATTGGATATAAAAAAGTTATTTTTAAAAATCATACGGAAGACATATTATTTGAACCGATACAATAAGTTGGTGTCCTTTAAACAAAGACGCTTTGAACAGGGTTAATTATTCCCACTTTATCATTGAACTCCCGGTAATGCACGTGGCTCTTTAACTGTTTTCCTGATGGAACCACATATTCGGTGCCCTTGTTGAAAGTAAGCGTGGCAACCCCCAAATCATTGGCTAAAACAACCCCGCTATTGCTGTAATCGTCGTAGGCCTGCTCCACTTTTATTTCCGGATTGGTTCCCGGTTTGGCTGCCCAGAACGCAACCTTGGCTCCCGGTGCAACTTTGACGTCTACGGTAGTATCCCCCACGTTGGTTTTCAGGGGGACCACGGCCGAAGGCAATACCGTGTCGCCTAAAAAAGGGAGCCACGTGGTGCGGTCAAACGCGAGAATGATCGCGCAAATGGCGAATATGGCATAAATCACTTTGTCGACGACACCGCGTTTCCGAAAAGTGCGGAAGAAAACCAAATTCAAATATTCGGCTAAATTGTAATCGAAAATCATCGCGCCATAATGGACGGCGCCGAATAAAACAAATCCGGTCATAATCATGCGAATTGTGTATAATGTATAAATTTCCTGCATTTATATATTATAGGGCTCGAACTAAATGTTCACACAAACCCCTTAAAATAATTACAATGTTAAGGGCGTAAACTTGTGAGGGGTCGTAGGGGAAAGGACGCTTCGCGTCCGACCGTAGGCACCCTTCCGGAGCGTCGCTAGACGCGACGCACCTTATAGGGTGCCTTAACCGTAGGTTTCCCTACCTTAATCGCGCTTAATATACGAAAACTTGGTAGAGAAAGCGGTTTCTATCCAAACACACACAAACGATATCAAGAATAATATCGCCCTTACACCATTGGCGGTCAGAACCAATCGTATGATATCAAAAAATGGGATTTTAGTCGGGGTATTCCAGGCAAAAGAGAGGAGCAAAAGCGCAGCCGCTACATTTCCGACAATGAACGAGTTGTCAAAGTGGAGTAAGTTTCGTTTGTGGCGCTCGTTCAGTTTCAAATCAAAGGATTTCATGCTCTTCGTTTTGAACCAGTAGGCGTTTAAAACGCGGATTAGACTGTATAAATTGAATACGAGGATTGAGAAAGCGAACAACATAAACACGTTGTACACACCCACATTTTGCAAAAATGCTTGTCGAAAGGATTCAAACCCATCGGCAATATCACTTGCGTTTTGCAACATAACGCCAAGAGAGAAAAGATATACAATGGTTAACATAATGTACCCAAAATACTTATAATGGGGTTCTTTGACATAGATGAATGCAACAATGTAAAAAACAATTAGAAAAACAACACTTTGACCGCAACCCGCCATTTATATTATATGTCCCTTTTATAATTATTTTTTGTTTTTTCCTTTTTTTGTTTTTTCCTTTTTTCATTTTTCCTTTTTGTTTTTTGTTTTCTTTTTTTTGAACCTTTACCTAGATTATTTTGGGTTTTTTCTTTCTCTTTTCTTTCTTTCTCTTTTCGTTCTTTCTCTTTTCGTTCTTTCTCTTTTCTTTCTTCTATTTCTTCTTGGGTAACAAACATGAATACTCTATCTTTGCCAATTTTAAAACGATCGATGTCAATGTTTATTAAAGATACAAATGATATTATGATATTTTCAATTGTTTCAGATGGATTTCTAGATCTTAACAACGTGTCATTCATTTCTCTGTAAATTTGTGCCGATCCTTTTTCTGGGTATAAAAGTCGATTAAAAGAATACCACATAGAAAAAATAGTACAAGTACCTTCGTATTTTGTATTATTTAAAATTTGCTGTAGTATTTGACTTGTTTTTCCGGTTAATTTGCATAATTCATTTGGATGTATTATTTTGACATTATCTTTATTATATTCTGGGTCATGTTTTAAAATATCATGTACAAGTTCATCAATTGCTTGATTAACGGCATCGTCTTCTTCTTTTGTTTCTTGTCTTCCGTGTGGTTCAAAATGTTCTATTTCCCACTTTGTTTCTTCTTTTCTTATTATTAACATGTTTGTATGAGAACCATTTATTACTAAATTAATTGGAATTGCCATCAATGGTTGTCTACATTCTCGAATATTCGTTTCATAGTACATTTGTGAGTTCCATTCGTTCTCGTGAGTTTCTGATTCTTCGGATTTTCCTGCGTGTTTCAAAATAAAAAAAAAATGGGTATCTTTGTCAGTATCAAATTCTACTCCAACATCATGTAAAAAACATAACCCATTGGTTTTCATTTTTTTATAGATTTCTTTAAGGACTGAATAGTCATTAAAAAATAAATCTAGAAATCTATACCACTTTTCTAATTTGGCTTCTTCGTTATTACTATTTTCAATCCCCGCAAGAATACTGCATAATTGGATTTTTTTACTTTCGGGCACATCCATTTCTCGTATTTTTTCCATACATCCTTGGATTTGTGGATTCATAATATAATGTAAATTTAGATTAAATTATATTATATATTGTTTTTTTTGCTTTGCTTTGCTTTGCTTTGCTTTGCTTTGCTTTGCTTTGCTTTGCTTTGCTTTGCTTTGCTTTCCCGTTCCGTTATGCCTTTACACCATGTGTTGTCTTAATCCACTCCAGCAAATCATCGGACCCAAATCCTTGGTCGAACCCTTTCAAATCAAAGAATTTGGGTTTTTTCATCTTCTCTGTTTTATAGAAAATATACGGACCGAATTTCCCATTGCGAACGCTGAGTGTGGGTGTTAAAACGCGGAGAACCGTGGTCGCCGGTTTCTCTTCTTCCAAGAACGGCACAACATCTTCTAAAACAATTTTATCCAGTTGTTTTTTCAGTTTGTTGAGAGAAACCTTTTTGTCATCGCCATATTCCACATATGCACCAAATTTGCCGGATTTCAATTCAATCTCGTGTTCTCTCCATGTCCCTAAAATTCTTCGTTCTGTTTCTGCCAAGTCCTCGTAAGTATATCCGCCAGTTTCCAACTTGGCAGTGTCGATCTTGAGCCCTTTCTTGACCGATTTCAGCATGGGTTTGCCGTCTTCGTTCAACAACACTTTGTGTTTTAAGAGAAATCCATCTTTGTAAAAAATGAGAGAATAGTTTTCGTCAATGTCGTAAACCTTTCTCTCTATTTTGTTGACTTCTTTCACCAATTTCTGTATCTCTGCATACACATCCTT